GTTTTCCTTGGTTAAGGACTTTAGCACGGAACTTGGTTCTATTTACATAGATAGAGTTATTAGAACGTTTTCCAGTATCAGACTGGGAGAGAACAACAGGTTTTGTTGAAAGTAGGGACGATATAACGGCGGTAATGCCGGCTATCGCAGCTATAACAGCAACACCTGTCAAGATGGGGGGAGCGAGGTGAAACTTCTTGGGAGAAAAATCAAATATTGTACATTCGGGAACGAAGACAACATCAGATATTCTGTGTAGAGGTTCACCTTTGCAGGTTTCGATTTGTTGAAAATCTAAACCTGAACAAGAGTAAAGGAAAGATTTAGCTTTCCAAGTACTCCATGAAGGAGCACCAGCAAAGGCAAGATAAGGTTGATGGGGAAACAACTTATAATACCATGAATGGTATCCTTCCGTGAAACGACTCATCAATCCTTGGTTGGCCACTCTTTTCTTAAGTTTTCGCTCTTTACGAGGAAACTCAAGAGGAGGAGATGGTTGAGGATAATCACCTTCTTGAAGAATAAATTCTTCTTGAGAAGGAGACGATGAAGGATTGATAAGTGGATCATGAGTGGGAGTAGGGATAGTAAATTCCTGCATAAAGATAGTTTTTGACAGGTCTTCAGCGGGAAGGGGACATGCCGGGCTAGAAGAGGTAGGAATTACCTCAACCAGTTCGACATCAGGGACAACAGGAGGGATAACAGGTTCTTCAACCTTATATCCTTCAGGGGCGAAAGTAGCAAAATAATCAGTAAGCTGACTAATCTTATTACAAATTTTGTCAGCAAATGAGACGGGAGAGTCTACTTGCCAAGAATTTGCATATTTCGCTTGGTAGGGGAACTTGTATGGGATAAATTCGAGAGAAGGATCTTCAACTAGACGGGAGTAGTCAAAGTTAGGATCATACTTTCGATCTATATCGGAGAGAGACGAGAAATGATTAGTATAAGGAGTTATATAAAATTTCATATTCTTCCAATACATAACGGAATTTTCAGTAGGAATGACAGCAGGAGGGAAGTCAAACTTATAAGGAATTCCGTAGACGTCATGAGTTGGATCAAACTTACTATAGGGACGATTAACAAAAATATCACCATACACATAAGAACGGAGGAGTCCGACTTGTGAGGCACGGACAGATGGATCTTGGTCAAGAGTGAACTTATGACCTTCCTCCATCCAATAATAATACATACGATCTTCAAGACCTTGCTCAGCGAGATTTAACATTGGAGCAGGGTTAGCTTGAATACCGCGTGTAATCAAACGACCAACGTGAGAACGGTCATTGTTTATTACTAAGTTGGGGTTACGGGCGAGGGAAACGGGACGATGGGCAACAGCGAGAGACTGTTGTTTCATACGAACCAAGATATCAACTAACTGACTGAATGAACAAGCAGTCTGAAGATCTTGAGGGGTAATTCTACCGTCTGGAGACTGACGGCCGGTTATCGGAACGTAAATTAAATTTCCATCAGCACCACTTGCATGGGAATACAGATGGAAGAGATATTGAACATTCTGATTTGGGTCTTGTTGTTGAATCGGAATATTAATTAATTCAACAGATAAAAATCGTCGTCCGAAAGCCATAGGTTCAGCCATCATAGACGATTCACGGGACGGAAGATCTCTGCGGTTTGTAGACACAAAGACCCAATCGGTTACAGCAAACTTAGTTCCTTTTTCATCCAGAGCGGCGGATGTTAAAGGTTTACTAATTGGCTGACCGTAGTTAAGGACGGCAGTAATTTCACGGTTTTCAGCAGTTTTTTCTACTATTTGACGGAATTCATTAAGTAAAATAAACCACGGATCACCGACGATACCGGTTCCAGGATGTTCAGAAACTGTGTCAAGGACATGGCACAGCATTCCGACAGTCGCTGTAGCGGGATCGAGATACTGAAAAAACCGGTTGATTGCGAGAACTAACTCGCAAAACAACGCGTCTTTACCAGTTCCGGGAGTTCCGATAAGTTGAACTTGAATAGGAGGAACAATAGCACGAGATCGTGCTAAAGTGTTCTTTGCTTTCAAGACAACAGTTCGGAAATAGGACAATTGAGAGAGGAACGGGACAACATAGGGATGATCTTTTTCGGTCGCTAAAGAAGCGGCCATGTCGCGACCGACGATATCATGTTGAATGATAGCGCGGGCAGAGACAGGGGAAAGGTCAGTTTCTATATTGTTTTGATAAACGTTAGCAGCATCTTGCCAACGTTTAACATTGAGCATAACACGAGACTTATCAGCGAGGGACTGGGGAACACCATTAATTACAAAAGTTATGTAATCAATGATTGAAGTGGAAAGGGACATAATATTCTTTGAGGTCAAGGAGACAGCGTTAACTATCTGACAAGACTTAAGAAGAGTATATCCTTTTCCAAAGACAGACTTACCGAAGTTCTTGTTAAAGAAATCTTCAATAAAGTCAACATCTTGGTCTTCGGAGGTTTTCACACCTTTGGTTTGTTCGACAATCTCTTTACGAGTGTAGAACATAGCAGGGAGAACAAGAAGTGAGACGAGGATTCCAAGTAATGGATTGTATGCTGCAGCAAAAGATACTGCTAGCACACAAAGAATTACTTTGATGAACGGATTCTCAAACTTACTAGCTAAGTTAAGAATTATAATGACTACAACGAGTACTGAAGAAGATTCTAGTACACGTTTTAGGAAGTCATACAATTCTTTTCCAAGTTTGGCTAAGAGCCAATCAAGGATTTTGGTGGTAGTATCACCAACAAAACCTTTGATTGCGCTAAAGATTGTGGATAAATGAGAGAGGAGAGTGCGAAAGCCGTTTGTAACGGCGGATGAAAAAACATCAAAGAGCTTTTCAAGCAATGAACCAACTGTTCTCGCTACTTTCTTAGTAGACGAGAAACAATTAGAACATGCATCAGAAAAAGCTCCTTGAGAAATTACATTATCACGAGGAACGAAGATGTTTCTTGATTTATC